TTTTCCCTTAATAACTTCTACGCAGCGTCGCAGAATGTCAATCTGATCGGCAGCTGCGCGTAGTGTCTTGAAAGGTACTAGGCGTGTCTCTGTAATGTTTATGTTTTGCGCTACTTGGTATTCATAGCGTCGCGGTTCTGGTCTTCCGGTGAGTGGGTTTACCGGGTTGATTGCTCCCGGCGTAATTGGTATTCCCGGACCAAATGGAACTCCTGCTAATAGTGGGTTTCGTGGGAGAGCGGTTACTGTTCCGTAATTCTGGCCGATTGCCCCGGGTACTGCGTTGCGCATTTGCTGTTCGTTCATTACTACTGCGCCAGCTGGTAAATTCGGTGCTGCCTTTTCTACATCTGTTCCGGCTATTGCTTTTGCGATACGGCCGCGTAGACCCATTTGTATCTCCCCTGTTGTTGCCTCTTGTATTTCAGGCTTGCGTAATCATAGCAGTACCACACTTAAAACAACGCGACGCGCTCTTCGGCATTGGTAATCCGCAGCCGGTACAGAAGTTTGCTAGTGCTGAGAAATAACTTGCTGCGCTGCTCGTTCCAATCAGGCTACTAAATCCTTGTACCATCGCGTCTAATCTGTCCGGGCTATCTGCGCTATCCGGTGTCCAGAGTGTCATTTGCTCTTCTAATTTATCGAATTTACCGACGTGTTTAATTCTGCCTTGCTCGTACATGGCCGCTACCGGTTCGGCGCGCAGCTTCTTTCCGACGTGCGCTCTTACTTCTTGAATCGGTAGGCTCATGTCTACTTGGCGCAATACCGCACTAACCATGTCTCCTCCCTGATTTACTTCTACAAGGATTGAATCTGCTTTGTGATCTCGGAATACTGCTACGGCCTTTTGCGCCCATTCGTTAGGGCTTCCCTTAAATGAGTAGTCAGCAATAACGTATCCGTTGCCAGCTGCGTCGCTACCTAATACGATAATCCCGGTTTCGTCGCTGTCTTTTGTATTCGTTACGGCCGGGTCAATACTTACCGCTATGCGTGCTAATGGCGGTGCGCTCTCTATTCTGTTTCTGTCAATCACTCCCTTTGTCCAGAGTGCTCCCTCTACGTCGTCTAGTATCTCTCCGTATAATTCTTGCCGGCCGAGTCTTGTTCCGTTGTATCTGGCCTGTAATTCTACGAGTGCGCTTGGCGCTAGGTTGGCCGCGTTATCGAAGGTCGAGCCTCTAACTAATTTTACGCTGCCGTCGGTCTTAGCAATTAATTGTCTAATTAAAGGAATTGGCCGGGGAGTAGTGGTAATTACTGTCTTCGGGTGCTCTCCTAAGCGTAATCCAAACTGTAATTGGTCGTATGTATCCGGGTATCTCCATGCCGCTAATTCGTCGCACCACGCTCCATGATGTTGCGGACCACGCAACCGGTCAGGCTCGTCAGCTGAGAATAACTTTATCCGGCTTCCGTTAGTCAGCCTTATGTCTCCCGTTGATCTGTTGTAATAATCGAGTGCTCCGTACTGATGGAGTATCGGTATCAGCCCGGACTCTCCCTCCGCGCAGGTATCTCTCACGTCACCGAAGGTAGGTGCGATTACTGCCCATCGTGACCAATTCTGGGTTAGCGCTTGCCAGACTATCCATTCCGCAGCTGTTCGCGTTTTGCCAGCTCCGCGCCCGGCTAGGTATAGCCAAACTGTCCAGTCGTTATCGTTAGTCGGTAATTGCTCTGGTCTCGCTAATAACACTTCCCATGTTGCCCGGCGCGCCGCGAGATTGTCTAATGAGTTCAATAATTCTGGCTGTGTGCTCAATGAGTTGCTGACCCTCATAGACTGTTACCTCCGCTGTTATCTTTGTTGGAGCGTCTAGCCCTAACAATTTTGCTTCCCTGTCGCTTATTCGTAATGCTGCGTCTATTGCCCGTATGTCGCCGTCTTTAGCTCTTGGCCATACCGCCATGTGGAGCCGTTCCAGCCTGTCTAGTTGTATGTCTCGGTACTCTTCTAGGTGCGGCCTTACCATGCGCTCTGCGGCTCTCTGGTACATCTTGTACGCCCCGCTTGCGTTTTTGAATCCCGTTTCTAAGGCGATCTTCTCCCACGTTACGCCGGCTCTGCGTAATTCTATGATCTTTATTTCCTTCTCTAGCACCGCCGGTGGAGGTGTTTTTTTCCTGTTCATGCGTTTCCTTTTCCGTAGGATAAATAGTCTGCCATAACCTGAGTGATCTCGCTAGGCAGCAATCCTCCGGGTAGTGCGATCGCCCCGTATTCGTTTGCTAGGTTTCTGTGTTTTGTTGCTCTTCCCTTAGCCCATGACGGGTTTTGTGTCTTGCCCGTCTCTTGGCTTCTGGCTTCTCTTCTGGCAGCTGCGGTGCTGTCGTCTGTGTTTAGGTAAAAGATGTACAAGTTTCCGTACGACTTTGCTAGGTCGAAGTATGTCCGGCTTGCTAATCTGTCGCCTTCTCCGTAAATCGTTGCCCCGTCTTGCTCTGCGTCTTTGTAAAATTGTGGCATTAGTGTAATTACAGTATTACCCAGCGTATCCGTTCCGCTGAAATGTTCCCTATCCCAGCCCAGCGAATACACTTTGCCTATTCTTGGCGCTTCGTACTCTTGATACTTAAATGGCTTTGCGTACAGGTTGATCTTTGCCCAATTCTTTTGAAGCTCTTTAGTTAGCGTCGTCTTCCCGCTGCCCGGTTGCCCTATTAGGTAGATAGTGTCCATCTCATTGCCTCCCGTTTTGGTTCGCTGCCTACTATCCAGAACAATGTTTTGCCGTCTGGGTCATTCCACCAATCAAACGCCCCTATGTTTTTGTCCATGTACTGTAACGCCTTACCTTCGTAGGTAGGGTGAAATGTAATCCCGCTTTTCTGGTACGGCATTTTGTCCGAATACGCGCTGAACTTTGTTGCGTGTAAGTCGTAATGTAGTAGCAGTATCTGGCCATCTGTCTGATGTTCGTCTTCTAGGTCTTTATGGTGCTCGTACTTACGCCGGTACTTGTCTCGTATTACTAGCCCTGTTGCCCGTTCAATCTTGGCCAGCCGCTCTTCAATCATGCGTAGGCGTGTTGGACCGATTCCGAATAGCGTTACCTTTCGAACATTTGTTCGGTACTTGGCTAATCCGTAAAGCACGCTTACGCAGCTGTTACAACTTCCCGCCGTTATTGCTAGGTGCGTGACTTCTTCCGGTATGTTTTGTACCTGATACGCGCCTACTTCGTGGAACGCTCTCACTTCGTCATCTGTCGCGTTATCGTCTACTGTAATTCCATAGTTCAATCTGTAATAGCCTTCGTACTCTGGTCTTGCCATTAGTTTAGTTACGTTGCTCTGGATTCCCGGGTTGTATGCCACTTTTCCAAATAAAAACTCTGCTCCTGCGTCAGCTGCGATTGCCACGTTTTCGTGTCTTACCGCTGTCTCTGGCTTCGTGCCGCCCAGTACGCAAGTGATCGGTAGGCCGTAATGTTTTGCTACCAACGCGCCCATGCTTAATTGTGGACTTAGTACGCTTGCCCCTGTAATAATTCCCGGCACGTCTAATTGGTTGAATAGGTATACCAGCTGTCGCAGTTTACTTCCGTTTATGCCTCCGTAGCCTAGAGGTGCGAAATAGTCTTCCCTCTTCCACCAAATCCCGTCGCGTAATTCAACCGGCGTGTAGTCGTACATGTGCTCTTCCCATTTAACTTTATCCCGGTTTATGCTTAATACCGGAAAGATTGAATCTGTCATAGCCATTCCCTTATTTTGCCTTCGTCTACTGCGTCGTTGTAATCGTTAGCGTACTCCGGATACTCTTTGTCCATCATAATCACTTGCCCTGTTGTTCGGTAATGGTTTTGTTTGATCGGGTGTAGCCCTAAGTCGTCTGCGCTGTCTTCAATTCTTAGGTGCGCCGGTAGGCAATCCCTTCTTGCCTCCCAGAAGATACTTAAATCCTCCTCCGGCCAATTCGTTTCGTTTTTCTTTATGCGCCCGGCCAGCATGTCGTTATACACATTTGGGTAACGCCGGTTAGGTCTATGCCAGCTCTTGTAAGTACAGAGTGTTGATTCCAGCGTGAAGTATGAGACGTCATACTCCCACGGCTTTCCCTGCGCTCGCTGCTTGGCCTGTATTAGCAGCTCTTCGCCTTTGCTCTCTAATCCTTGTAACAATTCGTTACTGTATTTCCCGTTGAAATCTGGGTTTGATTTATGCCAGTCGTATCTGTCTAGCCCGGTGACTATACATAACCCATTTCGGTGCGAGCGCGAGCCGCTTATGTCGTCAATAAATAGCGTGTCGCAATCAAACGGTACTCCGCTTATCCGTAAGTATTCTAGGTATGAGAAGGTGCTTAGCCGGCCGAACGTAGCAATTTTGCTGGCCTCTCTCCACATCTGCCCGAATCCCCAAGCAGCTGCGCCGTACCAGAAATCTCTCTGGTTATTCCCAACTAGCCCTATGTAACTTTGTATTGCCTCTTCTAGCGACTTTTTATGGTACCTGCGGTCTGTATCGAATTCTAGGCGTGCGTAATTCTC